GTACTTTATTGATTGCAAGCGCATTAAGGATTGAAAAACTAATTAATCTAGACGATTTAAAAATACGGATATTCCCATCTTTTACTTTTTCAATTACAGCAAGATTAACATCGGGTTCGTCAGCAGACGTAACTGCGGCTTTAACGTATTATGAAGATTTATAAAACTCAAAAATGGAAACTATAAAAAGACCTCTGTTGTTTGAAACAACGGATGATGGGTTAGTAGAAGATGAAAGAACAGCATGGTATCCACAGTTTAAGAAGCTATCACAAGTGGATATGACTTATGTAGCATGGATAACAGACTACAACTCCCCATTATACTCTCAACCCATAGACAGGCGTAAGGACTTAGCAAAGACAATGCTAAAGACAAAGGCAGGGGAAGATATTGTTACAAAATCGGATATAGACTTGGCGGTTCTTTTGTACAACGAAATTCAGTACGACCATTTAGCAGAGCAACTAAATAGCCAAAGAAATATTCTTGACGTATTCACAAGGGAACTAAATATCATTCACTCAATGGGGGATGACAAAAAAGACGTAGAGCGTATTATCAAGGCTACCGAGATGCAACAGAGGGCAGAGAAGGAAATTGACCGTTTGCAAGATAAGGTACTGAAACGGATTACGCAAGAGAGTAAGAATAGGGGGAATAAAGTAGAGAACCACTACTATACATGGTCACAGAGAATAAAGAATGAAGCACGTTCATAAGGCATACCAACCTGTATTATATCACGGCATACCTAACTTACAGAGGTCAGATGACCCTGCGAGTGAGTATTGGCAATGGTGGGATGAGCAATACAGAAGGTGTTTGTATGGTTATAAGCCTGATGGGTATCAGAAGATTGCGGGTAGATATTATTTCTATCTAAACTTCTGTAAGATAAAGATGTCAGATGGTACGAGGGAGGAAATATCACACCCTTACTATCGTGACCTAGACCATGAACTATCGGAAGTATTTGAACAAGCCAAAAGGGAACACAAAGGAATTATTCTACCAAAGGCTCGTGAAAAGGGCATTACCTATGATTGTTTAGGACAAGCAATATTGCATGAGGTAGTATTCTATGAAGGGTCGGAAGTAGGTGTCGGCACGGCTATTCCTAAGTACATGGAAAAGGACAAATTAGTTCTTAATGAAATGTATAACCGCTTACCATTGGAGTTAATGGGCGGTACAATCCGAAAGAATGAAGATTATTGGAAGTTTGGTATTTCATCCCAAGAGGTGTTACCGAGTGGGGAGAGGATGCCTGAAAAGGAAAGTGGCATACGCTCTGTCATACACTTTAGACCAAACTTTAACAAAATCATAGATGGGTTTAACTCCCTTCGTCTATCATGGGCGTTCTATGATGAGTGTGGATTAATGAATAAAATGCTCACCATCCATAACAAGAACTTAGCGACCTTCATGCGTGGAGATACACAGTTCGGAACAATGATATACGGTGGTACAGCAAAGTCGTTTGACAGTAAAGATAACGACTACGAGAAGATGTACGATATGGCAGACGACCTAAACCTAATTAAGTTTGAGGTATATGCCCGAAAAGCGTTACATGGATTTATAGACTACAAGACAGGCAAGAGCGATGAGGTTGGTGCGCAGAAGTGGATAGACGAAAAGATGTATAAGCCTGTTGAGAGTGATAAGTTAGCACTAGCACAGCGTCAACAAGAGTACCCTTCTGAACCCGAACATTTTTGGATGCGCAAGAGTGGGGGTATATTACCGCTGGGTATTATAAACGACCAAATAAAAAACATCAAAGCCGATAAGCGTTTCAACGCCCGAACAAAGGAACACGGGTTATTAGAGCGTGGCGACCTAAAGTGGGTACGCAACTTTGGAGGGGAAGTGCAATGGTATCCAAACCCAAAAGGGGCAACGCTTATCTACCAACACCCTAAGCATTTAGATAGTAACATCAAGTACAGTAATCTATACGTTGGGGGGGTTGACCCTTACAGTAAGGTAGAAACCGTAGAAACAGATAGTATGGGTGCGTGTATTATATTCAAACGATTTATAGGGATGTCGGAAGAATGTGAGATGCCTGTATTAGAATATGTAGACCGACCAACAACAACAGTATTTGAGGTGGGTAGAAAGTTTCAAGATAAAGATATTTTCTACAACAACCTATACAAAATTGCAAGATACTACGATTGTAAGTTATTGGTAGAGGACACCGATACCCAATTATTCGCCAAGTTTAAGGAGTGGTCAGCAGACTATAAGGTGTTAGCACCAATCCCTACAAACGAGGTAAGTGCAAGGACAAATCAGAAGAATAGATACGGAATTTCACCAACGGAAGGGGTAAAAGTGAATTTATCTAACCATCTCGACACGTATTTGAAGGCACATCCCGAAAGTATATTATTTTTGCGGTTACTGCAAGATTTGAGAAAGTGGGGTGCAGCAAACACGGATATAGCGATAGCCTTTGGATATTGCTTATTATATGATAGCGACCTAAATGCAAAAAGAAGGGTTGCTAAGGAAGATAAACATGGGGAGGAAGTACAAAGACCTTTTGGAGCGCAATTTGTAAGGCGTAACGGAAAGTTGGTTTGTGTTACTGATGACCATTTCTTTTACGGCAAACAGAGTCAAACAGTCAAAGACAAATAATGGCAAACACACAGAACGTTACGAAACCGAAGCAGAATATTCCTGAAAGCAAAAAGAATGATGATTGGTATAAACAAAACATATACTACGGGCTTTCGCTATATGGTAGCCCCTCCGCAGTAGCGCAGAGGGATTTAATGAATAGGAACTGGCGAGTATATCAAGGCGATATAGGAAGCGATGAATTTAATCACTTACTATACCCCGAAGGAAGCGCAGACCCAACATTAACAGTACAAGCTATCTTTAGGAACTACCAATTAGCCTTTCCGTTAATCCAACAAAGGATTGGAGAGTACATTTCACAGAAGATAAATGTTAGTGTAGAGATTATTAATAGAGAGGCTGTGTTAGCGAAGCAAGAGCGCAAGGCTGCTATCATGGCTGAGAAGATAGCGAAAAAAGCAATAGCAGATATAGAGCAGAAGCTAGGAATTGAAATTCCTGTTGAGGAAAAATCATTAGGATTGCCCGATGACTTAAAGAAGTTAGAGCAAATGAAGATAAGGGAAGCTGCGGAAGATTTTATGCTCAATGGGATTAATTACCTAATGACCAATTATGATTTTAAGGAGTTTGTAAAAAAGGGATTAGAAAGTTACCTTATTACGGGTGGTTTTTTGGGTATCAATAGGCGAGTGAACAATGACCCTGTGGCTGAAAGGGTTATACCACAAGATGCCTTTGTGATGATGAAAAGTGATGATGATAATGTACAATGGGGTGATGGTTGGCTAACAATGCGTTGGTTATCTATCCCTTCGGTTTTAGATAGCCTTCAGTTAAATGATAAACAAGTAGATGAATTAGAGAAGCTACAAAGCATGACCGCTTCGGAGTTTAACACGCTATATGTGCAAAACTCTAATTGGTACGATGGCTTTGGAATAGATTATTTCTATCGCAATATTGGGCAAGAGGACGCTAAGGTGTTAGTAGTTGAAATGGAGTGGAGAAGCACCTCTCATATGTACATCAAAAAGAGTAAGAATAAATACGATGATGATTCTTATTTCTACAAGAAACTAACAGAGGACGAGTATAATGATTTAAGCAAAAAGAAGAAGGGCGAATTAGAGAAAGTTCCATTCCACGACTTGCGTAAGGCAACGATGGTTGGACATGATATGCTTTTAGATAAAGGTAGGGTAAAAGACCAATTCAGAAGTGAGAGATATGGATATGGCAGAGTTCCATTGCAATTATATGGAGTTCAGAAGAACCCGATGTTAGCACTTATGACTATTCTCGCTCCACTACAAATAGAATACTCTATTGGATGGTTTCATATCGAGAGATTATTAGCACAGTCGGGAGGTAAGGCAATCGAGTTATGGATGCACAACAAACCTTCGGGATGGTCAAATGAAAAGTGGCTATTCCATGCTCGACATAAGGGGGTAATAGTTAGAGAGTGGACAGAAGATAAAGGGATGCTAAGTGATGAGAGGGGTATGCAACAAGCTATTGACTTGGGGCTATCTTCTTCCTTACAGTATCTTATTCAGTATGTAGGATTGATAGAGCAAACAGCTTATAGGCTTGTCGGTACTAATCCCGCAGCACAAGGATTTTTACGTGGGGATGAATTGGTTGGTAACGTACAAGCAAACTTAGTACAGAGTGCAACAAGCGCAGCACCCATCTATTATGATATTAAGAGGGTGATAGAAATGGCATTAAATGATGCAGCCAATAAGATGAAAACGTGGTGGAAAGAGGGGGATGTGAAGGTTTGGTTGGGAGATAAGGAAATCATACCAATGAAGGTAACTTCCGATATGGCTAACTATGAGTATGGTCTTTTTGTGAAGAACGATGCGAGTGATGAAAGGGCAATACAGCGATTAGAGCAACTTTCACAGTTGGCATTACAGAGTGGTGGTGCAGAGTTTATTGATGTGCTAATGGAAATGGAGGAAGGAGAAAATGCGAGTGAAAAACGTGCTATTGTAAAGAAGGGCATGAGCGAAATCCGTAAGCGTCAACAAGAGATGCAACAGCAACAAGCGCAAGTTCAACAGCAAATGGCTGAGGCGAAACAACAAGAAGTAGCATTGAAGGGCGAGGAAGTTCGTGTTAAGGGAGAAACCCCGATAGCGGTGGCTCAAATAAACAAAGAAGCGAAGGAAAATGTGAAGCGCATGGATATTGAGCATGATGAAAATGTAGAAGAAATAAGGGGAGCGCAAGAGCAAGAGAAGATTATATTGGATAATCAAACTAAAAAAAGTAGCACACCCAAACAACAATAGGCGTTCTTTCGTTTCTAACTCTTTAGATT